TGACATTGTTGTGGTCCAATCATATGTATCGAGAAAAGCAAAACGTTCAACAAGATTTGATAGGGTCCAAGCTTTTTCCTGAATAGTGTTATCGGATTCAGAATGGTCGTTATTTGTACCAACGCGAGTTGATACTGAAGTAACTGGGCGAGTTGAAAGGGATACACCCATGCGTGAAATATCTTGAAAAGAAGCGGGGGATGCTCTAGGTTCATTGGTATTTGAGGAAATCATGTTAATTAAGTAAAATAAAATATATAAATGGTTGAGTCGTTATCACTCAAAATAAAATATATAAAAGAAAATAATTCACTAAAACGAGGATTTGTTTTAGTGAATTAGTACAAATAGTTTTACGTCATTGCGGACGGTATGTCTTAGGTGAATTCAATTCCAGTTCCAAACTCTCCAACATTGTAAAGATCAACCAAAACTTCATCTGTCAAAAATGGCACATAAAAATTTGTTTGATCTAACTTTGTCTTGAGTTTGGACATGAAATTGTCATAATAAGGAGCTGGATGTAAAAATGCCTCGCGTTGAAAATTTTGACATTTAATACGAGTCAATTCCTCATTGCGAAATTCATCTTTGACATAATTCAGTGTGCTACACATGGATCGTATCTCCAGAGGTGCAACATACCTATTAAGAATATGGTGATAATAAAAAGTACGTTTTAAAAAAGAACAGTCATAAAAATTTTTAAAAGGTTGAGTGATTTTAGTTTTTTCAGCTGAAGTAAATCCAATTGAAATTTCATCCATAATTTGCTTGTAACTTAGGGCGTTAAACCATTGAAGATCTTCGCGAACAGTAGTGAGCTTGTCATCACCGTACACAGTGTCAACAATTCCGTAAATGAAATCGCTAACTAGTGGTACACGACCCTTGTTACAAGATTGTTGATTAAATAATAAATAAAAGGCATAAGAAGTATACATTTTGTTAATTAAAGAATTAAAAAAAGTAGTCACGGCAATACCTGATGGCATACCATGACTTTTAATATAAGATAAATCATAAGTAAGTAAAGGTGTAGATATAATTAACTCTAATAATAAATCAAAAAATTTTTCGTTATCTGCAATAGAGTAATTGGTTGACAAAATACTATTAAGCAATTCGAGCGATAGTCGGTTATGATCATGTGATAAAAACCAGTCTTTAACGATCTTATTTAAAAGACGTTGAAACTGTGGTAACATATTTTTATCCCATTTTTCATAATCACCATCAAACGAATAGTTCATAGTTTCGTTCAATGAAGCATGGAGCTTAACAAGTTCGCCCCATTCTTCACTGAACGGATTAATGCCAACCATTATTCCATTACGTTTGCGATCAGTAAAAATAGAAGAAAATAAAGTTCCTAAATAAATGCGATATAAAATAGTTAATTGTAAAGAACCGGCTGTAAAAACTCTCGGATCCTTTGGAGAAGAATCGTCTTTGAGATTTCTCAGCTCATCCTTTAAGGTAGTTACAAAATAAGTATCATATTTAAAAGTTCCTAATCTAATTTTTTCCAATAAATCAATAATAATTTGTTTCATTGCTGGTTTTATTTTTCCGTTTTCGTAATCAAGATAGTCGTGTTTGGTTCCTGTTAATCCATGGCCAACTGAAGTTTTAGGGTCAATACGGTTTAAGTTATTATCTCCTAAAACAACAGCACGTTCATCGAAAAAAGTATTTGATTTCTGTGGCAAAATCTCTTTCATACATTTTTCAACAAAAGGGAATGGTGTTAAATCAATATTTTTGGACACTTGAAATGAAGTTGAAGTCAAATCAAGTATACCATCTTTTGAGGCATGCGGTTTCAGTTGAGCGGGTTTTCGTAGTTCATCAAAAACTCCAAATATTTGCGATTTGGAGTAGCTGGAATCGGTTGGAATATATGCAAAATTCTTTGTGTCAATAGTTACGGCTGAGGGAAGAACATGCTTGTCTATAGAAAGACTAACATTGTTCGTTGGAGGAGTTTTAAAATACTTGCGCAAGGCGTTTATGGTTTCCTTTGAGAAAATACGTGACGTTCCAAATTCTGTTCTGTTTGAGGTCACCACTGCAACATGGTGGCCTAAAACAAAACCGTCAGTATTCACCAGAAGGGATCCACAAATACCATCCAAATTCAAATCATAAAAGACATTTGTTGTGTCTCCTATTTCAGATTGAAATTTGGTTCGCGGATGATAAAATTTTAACTTTAGATCGGTTACACGTACCTTATCCATTTTATGGAGTGCTTTTGGAGTAATTAAAAATAAATCATAATTAGAAGAAGATTCTGGAATAGTGATAAGGCTAGTGTAAGATGGCATAGCGTCTGGGAGGCGACATATTACTATATCGTCATTGATGCTGTGCCAAACAATCTTAGCTAAAGCTTTGTCGTATAGTATTTTATTTGGGCTAGAATAAATCGTAACAAAAATTTCAACGTTGGGATCAGAAAAATTAAAACAATGCATTGGAGCACTAAAGTGTTTACCTGATAACACAATAGTGCTACTTTCGGTCCGGTACTTATTATCAACAAGATATGAAAACTGAGCAACAAAAGTTTGATCTTTAAATCGTCGCAACTGAGGGATATCTATTTCATTTTGTAATGAAAAAATGTCCTCAATTGATTGTGGGACAACTTGATCAATCTTCAATTTCTCATATTTGTCAGAATGATAATGTTTAGATATCTTGTTAACAGTAAGTTTTTGAGTATCGTCGTAGAGGCGGGTGATGGCTGAATATGCGGCGTAAGAAACAATAGATGCGATGGCTAAAAGAACGCATCCATCAGAAGTTATTAAATCAAAAATAGTAGTACTTAAAGAATCATAATTTGGTAACAAAGATTGTATATAAGATAAAATGTTTAAAATTGTATCAGATGTTTTAGAAATTAAATCATAAAAAGTGGAAAGATAAGAATCGCCACTTTGAAAACTAGCGGCGTCAGAAAATGCGGGGTAGTCTTGAAACACTTGAGTTTGCTGTATTATCTCTGTGTTGCGTCGGATGGAGAGAGCAACATATCGATGAATATAACATTTAACATTGTCAATGGAGACAGTGTCTAAATCAAATGTATCAACAACATCCCATTGAGATGTATTTAAATTAAAAACTTTAAAAATTAATTCTCCTGTAAACGTCCTGTTGACTCCATTAGTCGTTAATCTTACGTTGGCAAAATCAAAAACTCGGAGTCTGCGATATAATGCGTTTCTATCAGATATACCACAATCTGCTGTTAATGTGATATTAAGATTATTAGT